AAATATTTGGTATAACAACCAAACAAGCATTGATTGCTACAGGTATAGGTGCATTTGCAGTTGCATTAGGAAGTATTATAGCCTACTGGGATGATATTATAAAAGGAGTAAATAAAGCAGCAGAAAAGTTTCCTTTACTTGGTATTATACTTACTAAGATAGAAAACGGTTTTAATTCTCTTATAGAGTCAATGAGACCAGTACTAGAATTTTTTGGTATCTTACCTGATGCTGCAGAAAGAGCTAACAATGCAATAATAGAAGGTAATGAAAAAGTTATTGCTTCTAATCAAAAAGAAATAGATATACTTAGAGCTAAAGGAGCTACTCAAGAAGAGATATATAAAAAGCAAGAAGAGCTTTTAATGGCTGAGTTAGATAATCTTAAAAGAACAGATGCTGAAAAAGAAGATATAGAGTCTAAAGCTCATGAGTTAACTTTACTAAAAATTACAGAAGAGTCAAGAAAACGTAAAGAAGCATTTGACCAAAGATTAAAACAAATACAGTTAAGTGAACAATTAGAGAAAGAAAGAGTAGAGCTAGAAAAAGAATGGTTTGCTAACTTTGGAGATGAAGCTGCTATGTCTTTTGTAGAGGCATTTAATGATACTGTAAAAGAAGAAGGATTAGATTTTATAGATCCAGAGTATATAGATGAGACATTTTTAGAGGTAGAAGACGACCTTTTAAGTACAGTTAAAAAGTTTCAAGATGGTTTAGCAGATGCTTTAGACCAAACATTGTTAAATAGAGAAAAGTTTGATGCTTTCTTTAGTATAGCTAACGATGCGTTTAACAATATAACGGATTTATCTCAACAAAGGTTTGATAGACAGATGATTAACCTTGAAAGAGAAAGAGAGGCTATAACTAGTAATATACATCTTACAGAAGAAGAAAGAAATGCTGCATTGGCAAGATTAGAAGAAAAAGAAAAAGCTGCTGAAATAAGAAGAATAAAAGCTGAAAGAGATCAATTTACTCTTAAGCAGACTTTAATTTTAGCAGAAACTATACTTAAGGCTAAAAGTTATGCTATGGAGCAAATACAAATAGCTAAATTAAACGTAGCAAAAGCTACAGCTACAGCTCAAGAAGTATCTTTAGCAGCTGCCGCATCAATAGGTAAAGCTAATATGTCGTTAGGTGCTTTTGTTAGTGCTTTAGGTCCTTTTGGTATTGCTGCATTTGCAGTATCTATTGGAGGTATTATAGCATCTATAGTTTCAGCAAGAAAAACTGCTCAGTCACAAATTAAATCTTTAGGAGGTAGTTCATCAGCTGCATCAGGAGGAGGTGCTCAATTACCTCAGGTAGGAAATATACCAACTGATAATACTACTGCACCTCAAACTACAACAGTTGCTCCGGCTATAAGAACTTATGTTATTACCGGTGATGTTAACTCGGCTCAAGAAGCAGATGCAAGACTAAACAGAAGAAGAAAATTAGGATAAAATAAAAGATATGACAGATAAACCAAAATGTGGATGTGGTAACACTCAAAATAATAACGGACATTGTGATGGATCTCACAGTAAAAAATAAAAATTATGAGAATCGTAGAATTATTAATCGATAAATTAGAAGAATTAACAGGCTTTGATGCAGTAGCACTAGTTGAAGAACCGGCTATAGAGGCCGATTTTATGGCTTTTAATAATAAAGAAGTATTAGATACTATAAAGTTTGAAGTACTAAAACTTGCAATGAAAGAAAAATTTGTAGAAAGAAGACCTGGAGAAGGTAGAGATGAGTATATAGCAAGATGTATACCAGTACTTAAGTCAGAGGGATATGCAGACGATCAAGCAGCAGCTATATGTTATGATGCTTTAAAGCTACAAGACGAAACAGAAGACGTATACGAACTAATTATTGGTGATTATCAGACTAGACATTACGATATATGTCCTGGTGCTTCTAATTTATACAAAAAAATAGAGAGCGGTGAGATAGATGCTGATATGGGATTAGCTATTAGAGCTGCTAAACTACAAGATGCTTTATTTTGGTTAGAAAAACATACAGTCAAAGAAATGCAATCAGCTACTTTTGATGACGTACAAGCAGCTACTGTATTAGCAGATGAAATACTATTATTAGCAAGAATGATGGGCTTAGAAGAAGAACATTCTTATATACCAGGTCACGTACAAGCTATAATAGATGTAGCAAGACAATCTATGGATATAGATGTATCTAGTTTACCAAATTATACTAACCCTTTAGACGACGAAAATTATGAATTCGAATCTTATACAGATTATCCTCAATCTGCCACAAATGCTGCAAAAAGAGTCCTTAAATGGAAAGAAGAGCACCCTGACAATGACTGTCTTACAAGAGTTGGAATCGCGAGAGCTAATCAACTTGCTAACAGACGACCAATATCAGAGGATACTATTAGTAGAATGGCTTCGTTTGCTAGACATTTACAACACGAAGATGTCCCGTATAGCGAGGGATGTGGAGGTATGGCAGTTGATGCTTGGGGAGGACGTGCTGGAATAGAATGGGCTAAAAATAAACTAGAAGAAATAAGAGCGTCTAAGCAATCGTTAAAAAAGTCAAATGTATTACTTACTAAAGATAGATTAGAACTATTAGAGAAACAATCAGACTTACAGAGTACCACTAAATTTAAGTTTGGTATCAATGAAGAGCAAATGAAAGTTATTGGTCCTATGTTAATTCCTGATAAATTAATTATGAGAATTGACGAACAAGGTGAACCATACTTCGTTTATTTTAGTAAAGAGACAGTAAAAGCAATAGCAGAAAAAGCTATGAAAAATAAACTTATAGACGTAGTAAATCTAGAGCATGATAGTGATGTAAAAGTAGATGCATTTATGACCTCTAGCTGGATTGTAGAGAATAGTGAAAAAGATAAGAGTGCATTATACGGAATGGATTTACCCGTTGGTAGCTGGGTAGCCGAATATAAGATAGAAGATTTATCTGTTTGGGAAGATATAAAGAAAGGTGTATATAAAGGCTTCAGCATTGAAGGAATATTCCAAAACAATATAGTAAACGCTAGATAATATATAAATATATATGACTATTTCACCGGAACCAAAGGCAGGATTTTTATTTACTTTTTTTACAACAGGATTTATGATACAAGATATAGCTATGGCTTTAGTGTTAGGCTTTGTTGGAGCATTAGGTGGCTATGTATTTAAGCTTTTAAAAGACTTTCTTATAGGTAAATCCCGTAAATAGAGCGTCTCTCTCTAAAGATTTCTTAAAAGATATATATTAGCCTATTTATCACTATAGATTAGAACTTAAACAAACTTAAAAAATCATTTATTATGACTAAAAGTGAATTGAAAGATTTGGTAAAGGGCTACTTTAATCTAACTGACAACAAAGAAATCGAAACAAAATCAGAAGATATTACTAAAGAAACATTTGCTGCAGGTGAGTTAATTGACGGTACAAAAGTCAATAACGGATCTGACAAAGAGTTTGAAGTAGGTGATAGTCTATTTGTTGAGACTGAAGCTGGCGATGTAGTTGATGCACCTTCTGGGGAGCATGAGCTTAAAGACGGTACTGTTGTTGTAGTAGATGGAGAGGGCAAAATTACCGGTCTTAGAAAACCAGATGAAACTGGACAAGGTTCTTTAGCAGAAGAACTACCTGACTCAGGACCTGCTAAGATTTTAAACGAAGAAGAAAAACTTTCTGAAGAAAAAATCGAAGAGGAAAAAGAAACAGAAGTAGAATTAGACGCTATTGAAGAATCTGATGAATTACCTTTAGCTGAACATGGCGACGAAGAAGAAGCTATGGAAGAGCACGGTATAAAAGAAGAGATCATTGACGCTATCATGCAAGAAATTGCACCAAAGATAGAAGAAATGCAAAAGAAACTTGCTGAGCATGATGAGAAAATGAAAGAACATTACTCTTCGGCTGCTAGTGAGTCAGTAACTGAGAAGGCTTTTAGTAAAGCTGGATTCGGTTCTAAACCAGAAGGAGAATTATTTCAATTCAAAACTTCAGATTTAAAAGCTATGCAATACGAGAATGTATTGAAGAGAGCTTCAAAAAACAATTAATTAATAACAAAACTTTCAAAATTTAAAAATTATGGCATTAGATGTATCAGCTTTAAATGACTTCAACAACGAAGTTGCTGGAAAAGTCGTACCAAAGATTGTATTTGAAGGATACACTACTTCAATACTTCCTATTCAAGAGGGCATAAAATACCAATCTCCTTTGAATATCTTCGAAGTAGATTTACAAGTTCAGTCAGGAGACTGTGTGAGTAACCCTTCAGGATCTTTCGATGCTACGCAAAGAAACATTACAGTTACACAAAGAACATCTTACGATGGTCTATGTTTAGATAACTTAAACCCAAAATACTTAGGTATTTCGGCATTAGACAGAGGGTCTTATAACGAGACTTTCAAATTAGCTTCTGTATACACAGAGCAAATCGTTAACCAAATGAAAAAGAGCGATGACTCTTTCTTATGGAACGCTAGTAACTTCGGTACTTGGACTTCAGGTTCAACTGCAGGAGTAGTAGTACCAGATGCAGCTACAGGATCAGTATCTTCAGCTACTATCATCGGTATTACAGATGCACTTATTGAAAACTTATCAGCAGACGTTGCTGACAGAGATGATTTAACAATCTGGATGTCAGTTGGTAACTTCAGAAAATTCATTACTGCTCTAAGAGGATTAAACAACTATTTCTTCGATCCAGGATCAATTTCTAACAGAACAGGTATCCTACAAATTGCTTACCCATTCCAAAACGTAAAAGTAGTTGGAACTGCAGGTATTACAGGAGATAGAATCGCTTTAATGCCAGATGCTTACGCAGTAGTAGGTACTGACCTTATGAGTGACATTGAGAACTTCCAGTTATGGTATGATATTAACGCAGACCAACTTAAACATAGACTAAAGTCTAAGTTAGGTTCACAGGTAGCGTTCCCAGAATATATCGTATCTAACGACAAAGCTGCTCAATAATAATAAAAGACAAAACTGGGGTCTTTAATTAGGCCCCTTTTATTAACCTTTAAAAACAATTAAACTATGGCATGTGATATTACATCAGGATTTTCGTTAGCGTGTAGAGACAATAGCGGAGGAATAAAAAACATTTATATTCTTTCAGGTTCTACTCCAGTAGTAACAGAATCATCAGAAGGTTTAATTAGCGACTTATCAGGTACAGGTGTCTTTTATAAATTTGAGTTAACTAAAAACGTAGGAGACTTTACAGAGACTCCAACAGTAAGTTTAGAAAATGGTACTGTATTTTATGATCAAATCATAAACGTAGCATTCCACAAACTACAATCGTCAATAAGAAACTCAGTTAAAGTATTAGCTCAAAACCCAGATTTAAAAATCGTAGTAGAGACTAATAACGGCGTAGAATCTCCTTATACAGGAAGATACTTCTACATTGGAAACAGAAGAGGAGCAAATCTATCAGGAGGTGCTGGTGCTACAGGTACTGCATTTGGTGATATGAATGCTTACTCACTTACTTTCCAAGGTATCGAGCCAGAACCAGCAGAAGAGATTTCAACTTCTGACGGAACTTTAGCAGACGCACTAACTGGATACACAGTAGGCTAATTATACAATAACTAAAGGGGAGTAGGTTTTAAATAGCTCACTCCCTTTTTTTTTAAACGAATTAAATGATTAACTTAATAAAAGAGGGTACTTCGAATACTATAGCAATTAGTCCTGCTACAGCATCTTTGTATCATGATTTAGTAAGCGGGTCATTCAGACTTAATATCGTACAAGATTACGATTTATCAAGTGCAAGTATAGACTTAGATAAGTTACCACCAGTACCTGCAGGGTATTATAATAACTATCTTTTATTTAGTGTACCATCTAGTCTTATACCGTCTCAGAGCGGTAATTATACGTATACTTTAGTAGAAGGTATTACAGGTACAGGGATATGGGCTAACACAACGGATCAATGGGGTCTTGCAGACTTTAAATGGAATGCAGAAGGAACTTTCCAGAGTGACCGTAATATAGATACAGGTAGAGCTAGAGTTGTAGGATTGGATAATCCTTCGTATATTAGTTATACCGGAGCTGAACAAGACGGACAATACACAACTTATCATAAATAATTATGGCAGACAAAAAACAAAAATTACATTTCGCCAAAGTAGAGAGATTTTCTCATGCATTAGCTAACTTTAATGAAAAGCTACAAGGCAAATTTGTGAAGAGCGGAGATGATAATAAATTTCCACAATATTTGATTGAACTATACAATAGATCAGCTATACATGCTGCTTGTATAGATTCAATTGTCCATGGAGTTATAGGACAAGGACTAACAGCTAATGACGAAGACTTCTTAGAGTATGCTAATAAAAAAGAATCTTATAATGATATCTTTAAGAAAGTAACTTTAGATTATAAATTACACGGAAGTTTTGCATTAGAAATAATCTATAGTAGAGATAGGTCAAAGATTGCAGCAGTGCATCATATCGATTTTTCTACTATTAGAGCAAAAGAAAAAAATCACAGAGGAGTTATTCCCGGTTACTATATAAGTAACGATTGGAAACAATTTAAAGCTCATACAGAAGAAAATACTATGTATTTACCAGTATTCGATTTAGAGAGAGCTAAAGAAGAACCTTCTCAAATCTTTGTGGTACACAACTATAGACCAGGTCAACAGTACTATCCGTTACCGGACTATAATGGCGCCCTTAGAACCATTGAGTTAGACGTAGAGATAGATAATTTCCATGTTAACAACATAAAGAATGGTTTAGCACCTTCTTTAGCAATAACAACTTATACTAACGGGTCTTCTGACGATGTAGAGTCTATAGAGTCAATGTTAAGATCTAATTACGGTGGAACCGATAATGCCGGTTCATTAATTTACATGGATGTAGATTCACCTGAAAATAAACCTGATATAACACCTATTCCTCAGAATGGTGCAGACGGATACTATACGACTATCAATGATATGTCTATACAGCAAATATTAACTGCTCATAGGATTACTTCTCCTATGTTATTAGGTATAAAAACTGAAGGACAATTAGGTGGTAGATCAGAGCTTATAGATGCTAGAATTTTATTCGAACATAACGTAATAGAACCTATGCAGCAAGATATACTTAGACAGCTTGAAGGTATATTACAAGTAAACTACCCAGATATAGTATTAGGAGTAAATACTAAAACATTATATGAAGATGGAGAGGTAGAAGAAGATGTAGTAACTTCAGTAGAAGTAGATGATGCAGAAGCTCAAGAAGTAGAAGAACAAGATACAACTAACGTAGAAGATATACCAACACTATGACAAATACATTCTTAATATCTGAAGCACAAATAAGAAACTATACTGATATAGAAGATAATGTAGATTCTGCATTAGTTAAAAACGGTATAAGAGAGGCTCAAGATATAAAATTACAACCAATTATAGGTACATTACTATATGAAAAACTTACATCTTTAGTAGATGCAGGTACAATAGGTGATGCAGCTAACTCAGACTATAAGACTTTATTAGATGATTATATTCAGAATATGCTTATATACGCAGCTTATTGGTACATATTAGACTCAATATATATTAGATCTCGTAACAACGGCTTACTAATACCAGACGGTGGTGAATCTTCTGTTGCAGCAGATAGATCAATGTATAATGTTAAAAGACAGTCGATACAAAATAAAATGGAATTTTATTCTAACTTATTAACAGACTATATTATAGAAGAACAAACTTTATTCCCAGAACTAAACGCTTCTAATAAACTATATGACTTAAATCCAGACTATGATGAGAAATACGGTTCTCCTTTTGTGTTTAACCATAAAGGTAAAATGACTAGAGAGTTTATAAAAAGAGGATATAGAGTATACGATACAAGATATAAACAATACCCGCAATAATTATGGCAAATTACAATTTAACTAACCAAGAAATAAAAGATACTTTCCAGCAGCTTGCTCAGGTAAGTGGATCGGGACTTCCTGACAATAAAAATTATATTTTAGATGGGACTGGTTCTTTAAAGACAAGTTTAGAGCTTACTGCTTCTTTAGCAATTTCAGCCTCTCATGCTGTTATAGCAGATAGTAGTTTAAGTGCTACTAATGCAGATACAGCTTCTTTCTTTGGAGAAGGTATAGTAACTGCTTCAGCGTTAGCTTCAACAATAACATTTACTAAAGATAACGGTACTACGTTTGATGTTACTGTAGCTCAATCAGGTTCAGTAGAATCTTCATCTTATGCTTCTTTTGCAAGTAATGCAGAGTCTGCTTCTTATGCAACTTCTGCTTCTTCGGCATTGTATTCAGTATCTGGTTCATCTTCTTTATATGCAGTTAGTTCATCTCATGCATTATACTCAGTATCATCTTCGGCAGCTTTATATTCGGTATCGGCTTCAGCAGCAATAAGAGCAGTATCTTCTTCTCATGCTTTAAATGCAGATCATGCAACTCAAGCAGATGACTTAGTAATAAATGTAAAAAACTTATCCGGTGAAACGTTAGCTAAAGGTACAGCAGTACATGCTACGGGAGTTACTGGAGAAAATGTAACAATTATAAAAGCAGATGCAAGTATAGCAGGTAATATGCCAGCTGTAGCGGTACTTAACGAGGAATTAACAGATAACTCAACCGGAGAAGCTCTTATCAACGGTAGACTTATAGGAATAGATACTTCAAATTTAGTAGCAGGTGCCCCGGTATATGTAAATACAGAAGGTAATTTAACTGCAACTAAACCAACAGGAAGTTTGCTTATACAAAATATAGGTACAGCGGCTAAGATTAATGCAAGTGATGGTGAGATAATACTTCAAGGCTCCGGTAGATCAAATGACTTACCTAACATTACTACAGATTATTTATGGAAAGGTGATAGTAACGGTGTACCACAAGCAGTTGCGGAGTCTACCTTAGATGTAAATTCAGCTTCAACAGCTACATCAGCTTCTCATGCAGTACAAGCAGATAATGCTACTTCGGCATCTTATGCAGTTACTTCTTCCCATGTAACTGATCCTAATATTGCTTATACAAACGTAAATAATAGCTTTACAGGTACACAAACATTTAACAATATTGCTGTTAACGGTACAGGTTCTTTTGCTTATTTAGAATCAGTAACAGGATCTGCTAAAATTATAGGTGATGCATTTATTATCTTAAATAACGATACCCCTACTGAAAGATATGCGGGTATAAAAGTTATAGATAGTGGTGCAGCTGATACTACAGCTTCTTTACAGTTTGATGGAGGTACTAATGATTGGTTCTATGAATACGGAGGAGATGATGCTACAGATCATGGGGTATTAATGTTTGGACCAGAATATGCAACTAAAGGATCACCAACTTATTTAACAAGTAACACAATACCTAAAGGAGATGGAGGACATCACTTAAACGATTCTAACATTATAGATGATGGTTCTTTAATAACTTTAGACTCAGCAGTCTCAGCTTCAGGAAATATATCTGGTAGTAGAATAGCAGCAGCAGATGGTTTTGCAACTAATGCAGCTTCTTCCTTTGCATTTATTCAAACTGATAGTCAAACTGCTTATGGTAACGTAACAATAGACATGGCTAATTCAGTATTTTCTGGATTAACTATAGGGGCAGCAGCACTACCAACAAGAGCTCCAGGTATTACAATGTATACCTCTCATAGTTCTTTTGCTACAGGATTTAACTATGCAGGTATAACTATAAACGACGGTGACAATGGAGTTACCTTTTACGGAAATAAAGTAAATGCAGGAGGTTCTGGAGCAGTAGCTCCGGCAGATAAAGCAGCATTTGTTATACAAGCAGGTGCTACTGCAGATTCTACAACAGGAGATAATACTTCTTTTGCAATAAATAATGCAGATGGATTCCCTAACTTTACTAAAACTACTATCTTTAGAAGACCAGTATCTGCTTCAGCAGGTATAAGTGCATCAGGAGATATAGGTTTATCGGGTAACTTAATAGTAGACGGAGCATCTAACTTAAATGGAGTATCTACTCTAAGTGGTTCAGTTATTGTAACTGGTTCAGTACAATCTGAGGTAATAAGTGGTTCAGCAGATGGTAGTAGAAACTTTAGTTTAGATATGGAAAAAGCTAGTATGTACACTTGTGAACTTATATCCGGTAGTAATGTAAATATACAGCCGGCTAACATTAAGAAAGGTGCTACAGTAATGCTTAAAACTATACAGCCTTCTACATCAGCAGATTCTTATGGAGTATTGACTTACGAAAGTTCAGTTAAGTTCTCAGGAGGTACAAGTTTACAACCTACAGCTGCTTCTGGTAGTGTAGATGTATTTACTTTTGTTTCTTTTGACGGTACTACTTTAGATGCTACAAGTGTAACAGACTTAAAATAATATTATATGTTAGTAAAACCTTTTGGATTTTATGGTGCAGCAGCAGCAGGTGCAGGTGGAATAGGTTATGGTAATCCACCTTATGATCAAGATTTAGTAGCTTACTATGACTTTGGAGACAATACAGATGGTAGTTGGACAGGAGGTACTACTTTAGCAGATGGAGATATGGTTACTGATTTATCTGGTAATGGTTTTGATTCTGAATTACAAGAAGGAGGTCAAACATGGACTTATGATTCTACAGTAGGTAAAGGAGTTATTGCTACAAATGTTAAGTCAGGTGGTTATTTCTTTATGGATGCTTTATCAGGTGCTTTTGCTTCTTTAACTGCATATACTTTTGAGTTTGTTTGTTATTTAGCTAGTGACTTAGCCAATGATAACTTAATATTTAGATTTGACAATAATGGTTTTTCAAGAGCAGAAAGTAACCTACAACAGTATGGTAGCCCTCCTAAAAGAATAGGATTCGATACTATTACTCAACAAAATAACAACGTATCAGTAGGTACTAATAATCAAGCTGTTTTAGCAGGCTTTTTACATATGGTGTATACAGCCGGTCAAGGAGAAACTTCTAAGGTTTATTTTAATGGTAGTTTGTTAGGTGAAGGTGGTACAACAATGTCAGGTACTGATACTTTTACTTTTGATAGAACAGGAGAAACAGCAAATACTAATGCATGGTTTGGTACAAGTAACTATTCAGGAGGTACATTTCCAGGACAAATGGGTGTATTTAGATTATATAGTAGTGCAATGACTGCTACAGACGTATCAAATAACTTCTCTTTCTATAACGCTCAATTCCCATAAAAAGAAAAGCCCTCCATGAGTAGAGGGCAATTCAAGGGTTTTAAAAAAATGTAAGGTTAAAGTTATGACGTTTAACTTATATATAAGATAAGAACTATTTTTCAAAGTACCAACCTTTTACTTGAAAAGCTCTATGATCAGGGTTAAGAATGTTATGAATAACACCAGAGTCAATTTTTAAGTCTTGACTAGCAGCATGTATAGATTCATATTCTTTATAAAGCTTTTTAGTTAAAAACTTAAAGTTATCTCCTTTACGCTTGTTATTAGTAGTAATATACGCTTTTATAGGTGTACGTTTTGCTACTTGACAGTTAAGTAATCCTAAGTTAACAAATCCATTTTTCTTTCTAGTCTTCCAACCTTTAGCAAGAGAAGCTTTAAAGTTAGTATTTTGAGTAGCTAAAGAACGTACGTCTTTATGCCTGGTATTGTCAATAGCTTCAATCTTATTCCAATATGCTTGTGGTTTACCTAAAGGACCCTCATCTAAAGAGTTTAATAGTTTTTGTAATTCTTCTTGTTTCATTATTTAACGTATTTAAAAGTCATACCTTTACACTGTTTATATATACCTCTAGCTACACTTGCTACAATAGAATAGTGTATATCTAAAGCGTTACCGCACTCTTCATTATTTTTAAAAGTACCTAAAAATTTCATATCAGGGTAAGAGTATGCTGTAACACCTCTAGACATAGTAGCACCTGCCTTAGCTCTAATTTTAGGATCACATAAACTTTTATTTCCTCTTTTTTTAGCTTTAGCAGATATCTTAGCTTTAGTAGATACAGAGTGTTTTCTACCTATATTAGATAGTTGAGCTATTTCAAGTTTACGTATGTTATCCCAATGTACTTCCGGTTTACCTAAAGGACCCTCGTCTAGAGAGTCCAATAAGTTTTGTAGTGATTCTTGATCCATTATTTAATATAATCAGCATCAAATGCATCTTTTATACCGTCATGACCTTCTATCTTAAGAGTTCTAGCCATCTTCTCAGCTGTTCTTATAGAAGTCTCTTTCATATTATCCCAATTGTTCCATATATAATCAAGAATGAAAATCTTCTCTTCGTCATTTTTACAGTCTGAACAAGCGTTCTCTGTTAAACAAACATAAGCTAGATTACCCCATTTTTCTTCCATAGTCATATCTAAGTCTTTAGTTTCACATCTACCTCTAATAGCAGCTAAGTGTCTTGCTTTAATAGACTTAGCAGTATCTATACCACCGTTCTTTTCAGCAATCTTTTCAGCAGTATCATCATAAGGAAGTCTAATGTTAGAAGTAATAACAAAAGTAATGTTAGAACAATCTACTGTAAAACCAATACCTGATTTATTCATCCAGTGTGATATAGCAATATAAGGTTCACTATCTTCATCACCTATTTGATTAAGGTGAAATCTTTTATTGTAAGAAAGCTTATTCTCACCTAATAGTTCCTTCATCTGGTTAATAGTCTTAGCGTCTTTAAGAATCTCATCACAGTCGTCAATAATAACAACAACCTTTTTATCTAGGTTCTCGTATGCAATTATACCAAGCTTAATAGCAAAGTTATACATACTAACATTACCTGATACAGTAAAGTAGGGTACTCCTGATGCTTTTACAGCTTCCGTAGTCTCATAGGTTTTACCTATACCAGAAGGTCCATAAATGTAGTAGTGAACGGGTTTAACACCGTTTGAGTGGTCTAACTTAAAATGAGCTTGATTAGCGGCTTGCTTTGTAGCTCTAGTTAATCTCTTACGTTTTAGCTCGCCAGCTTGAATTGCAGACAACTGTCTACTTGATAATTGTAGTTTCATTTATAAAAATTTAATTTAGCGACCTAGTTATATTTCGGAAGTCAGGTCGTGTACCTCCCATCAATTATAATATAAATGTACGAATAAAAAATATAAGATCCAACTGTTTTACAAGTTTTTTTTTATTTTTCTTAATCTAAGTGTATTTATATATGTACGGTAGTTGCATTTACGTCAAATATATCGTATATTAATAATATAAAGAAAAGTAAAAATGAAACAAAAAGAAGAATGGAAAGCAGTACCTAA